CTTGATGACAAGATATTTTCGCAAAAAACAGGGCCAGGTCGCATTAAGTCGTTGATATTCAACGAGATTTAAATGTCCAGATTTGCGGGGAATCTATGACATTTACATAAGTAAAGAATCTGTCAAAAAGATGTAAAAAAGTGTAAAGAGAATGTAAAAGGCTGGCACTGTTCCACGTGGAACAATCGGCTGCCGATCGCCCGGTTTTCCCCTCCCCGACCCCTACTGTCTCACGCGTGCGAGCTCCAGCCAGGGTGCAGCCAGGGCGACCTGTGATCGACCTGCGCAGCACGCCCTGGGCGAGCTTGTTCCACGTGGAACAATGGCGACCAGCAGGGCGACCAGTGCTTCTGTAAGTCGTTGATACTGGGCACGCGTTACTGCCCACCCTAGGCAGTACCTGGCACGCTGGCTGCTGACCACCGGTGGTACACCCCCGACGGCCCCCCTGATCGCCCGCCGCCAGGTTCTCTCACCCCCGCTCGGAAAAGTCTGAGGTCTCCAAAAACTTTCTCCTACACCGTGTTCCCTTGCGTATTTTCCACACACGCTCATCGTCTGCCCAGGATGAGTCAGCCTCCGGACCACTACGAGCGGATCTTCAACTTCACCGACCATTCGGTCATGCAGCCGTCGGTACCGCATCCTGGCCAGAAGATTGACCAGGAACTGAACGCTGCGCGCGAGGCCATCAACGACGCCATCGACCGGCTCGGTGAGATCCAGCGGGACGACGGCAAGATAAAGACCGAGGCGCTGGACAACACTCAGTTCCAGGCCATCGTGAGCGGTGCGACTGCGACTGCACAGGCTGCTGCCACATCTGCGTCGAACTCCGCATCATCTGCGTCTGCGTCCGCTACCGCGGCCGCCACTTCAGCGACGAACGCACAATCGTCCGCTACTTCAGCAGCCGGTTACAACACGCTCGCTCAGACTCATTCTCAGAGCGCGCTCACGAGCAAGAACGCTGCTGCTGCGTCTGCCACACAGGCTGCGAACAGCGCGTTGAGTTTCGGCCTGGGCGTGGGCACGGTGACGACCGGCAACGCCGGAAGCAACGCTTCCGTGAGCGTGTCCGGTACTGGCCCGAGCTACTCGCTGAACTTCACGATCCCCAAGGGCCAGGACGGGACCATGGGTCCCACCGGCGCCACAGGTGCCACCGGACCCCAGGGTCCGGCAGGTCCGACTGGGTTGACTGGACCGACTGGTCCTGCTGGTCAGCCTGGTCCCCAGGGAGTTGCCGGTCCTCAAGGTATCCAGGGTCCGATTGGTCCGGTTGGTCCGCAGGGAGTGCAGGGACCACAGGGTGTTTCTGGAGACAAGTACTCGACTGTTTCCTCGTCCTCTTTGTCGTTGTCGAATGGGACGAAGACGTTGACGGTGTCGACGAATCTTTCGTACACGATCCAACAGAGCGTAATCATCGCAAAGGACAATTCAAACCACATGCATGGCGATGTGACGTCATACGATCCTTCCACTGGATTGATGACTGTCGATGTCGTCCAGCATTCCGGTTCCGGGACTTACTCATCTTGGACAATCAACCTGGAAGGCGCTGCTGGAGTCCAAGGCATACAGGGCGTGCAAGGTCCGGCCGGCGCCACTGGTCCTCAGGGACCACAAGGCGTTCAAGGCCCTGTCGGTGCCACCGGTGCGACAGGTGCGACTGGTCCTCAAGGTCCAGCCGGACCTACCGGTGCTACCGGTCCTGCCGGCGCTGCTGGAACATCTGCCACGATTACTATCGGCACGGTCACGACCGGTGTTGCCGGCAGTTCCGCGTCGGTGACCAATTCCGGAAGCTCAAGCGCCGCTGTTTTCAATTTCACCATACCACGCGGTTCTACCGGTTTGACCGGCCCACAGGGTCCTCAAGGCATTCAAGGTATCCAAGGCCCTCAAGGCGATCCCGGTCCCCAAGGTCCCCAAGGTCCTCAGGGTGACGTTGGATCCCAAGGTACTCCAGGCGCTGGTCTTACTTATGCTGGTTACTGGTCCTATGGATCGTACTATGATCCGGGCAAGTACGTGGTGTATGCCGGCTATGTGTATCTTGCGATCAACGCGTTCAATTCATGGTCAACCCCTGACATGGATTCCGGAAACTGGGCTATCCTTACCATCGTGGGTCCACAAGGTCCCGCTGGTAGCGACGGTGCCAATGGTTCAAATGGTCAAGATGGCCAGGTCCAGGAAGCGCCGTATGATGGGAATTATTACGCCAGACAGAACAACTCATGGGTTTCATTTTCACCTGGTGGAGGTGGCGGTGGAGGCATCGGTGATGCTCCGTATGACGGAGTCCCATACGTCCGTTACAACGGCAACTGGAACCCGCTTTCATGGTACGACCAGACTGGTGGATCCAATCCTCCGTATTACCACTCGGTGTGGGCGTATGGATCGTGGCAGAGCGCAAACCTTGTAAGCATCTACGACCCTTACTCGAGCAATTATTACAATGTCCTCACAATCTAGGATAACCACCCCGGTTGAGGCCGGCAAGGTCGGCGCTTTCTACGACCCAGTCAGCAAGGTCATCACTCATCTTGCGTCGTTCCCAGTCGCAGGAAACATCGTCTCGTCGATTCCGGTAGTGATTGCGTCATCCAATGAGGAGCTTGAATCGTTGATTCAGCAGATGGGTCTCACCAGGAATAACTCAAATCAATGAGCCAGGTTCCTCCCAACTACGACCGCCAGTACAGCTTCACCGGATTCTCGGTCAACAACCCGACGTCCCAGCAACCTGGCAACTACCTGGACGAGGAGTTCAATGCGGTCCGTGCGTCCCTGAACCAGACCATCTCTCGTCTTTCCGAGATCCAGCGCGACGATGGCGAGCTCAAGATGAGCGATGCCCAGGCCGCAGCCCTGGCTGCTGACTCCGAGGGCACGCTTGCTGCCGCAGCCCAGGCCGCGGTCCTGGCCGCTGCCGGCGGTTCCCACACCCATTCCATCTCACAGGTCAACGGACTCCAGTCCGCGCTGAACCAGAAGGCCGATGAGGCCGCGCTCATCAGCGGTCTTTCAAACAAGGCTCCGGTTTCGCACACTCATCCCATCTCGGAGGTGCTTCTGCTCCAGGCCACCCTTGATGGGAAGGCTTCGTCGACCCACACGCACTCGATTTCCGACGTCTCAGGACTGAGCGCGCAGCTCTACGGACGTCTGATGCAAGTCGATATCCTGTCTGGATCGGGTAACTACATCCCTCCGACCGGCGCCAAGGCCCTCTACGTCGAGGTCCAGGGTGGTGGAGGCGCCGGTGGTGGAGTGCTTGCTGTAGCGACCGGTGTCACGACCGTCTCCAGTGGTGGTGGCGGTGGTGGATACTGCGCCAAGCTCTTCACCGGAACCCTAGCAGCCTCGTACACCTACTCGGTCGGACTAGGAGCGTCCGCTCCGGCCGCCGGTACGGTCGGTTCTGCCGGTGGCGGCTCGACGTTCGACACGATGACCGCAAATGGTGGATCTGGGAACAACGGCGCGACCACTTTCGGCAACTACTGGAACGTGGTCGGGGGTGCCGGTGGCACGGCCACAGGAGGTCAGATCAACATCAAGGGCCAAAGGGGTGGCAGCGCGATGATTCACACCGGTTTTGTCACGTTCTCAAACGGCGGCTCGTCCCATCTCGGCATCGGCGGGGTCGCTCAGCTTAATGCCCTAGCTGACGCGGCCACCGGTTACGGTGCCGGTGGTGGTGGCATCAGCTCGTACGGATACCCAGGCGCCCAGACCGCCAAGGTAGGATCTGCCGGTACCAACGGCATCATCCGAGTCTGGGTGTTCGGCTGATGTCTGACCAAGATCCAGAATCCATCGAAAGGCAGTTGGTCGCTGCCGAGCGGTTGATCCGTCTCCGCAAGGCCAAGAACGACCTGTTGGACTTCACCAGGCTGACGTTGCCTGATCCGCACGACCCTGATGACCACACCCTCTCTAGGTACAAGGCCGTGAAGCACCACGAGGTGATCGCAGCGGCCCTGGAGGAAGTGGAGGCCGGCAGGATGCCGAGGCTCATCATCACGATGCCACCCCGACACGGGAAATCTGAGCTGGCATCCCGCCGGTTCCCCGCATGGTTTATCGGCCGGGACCCGTACCGCCAGCTTATTTTTGCGACCTACAACGCCGAGTTCGCCAGCGATTTCGGCAGGTCGGTCCGCGAGACCATGCGGATGCCCCAGTTCCAACAGGTTTTCCCAGGATGCAAACTACGCAAAGACTCCCAGGCTGCGGAACGAATCCAGACCGAGGAAGGTGGCATGCTGGCTTTCGTGGGCACAGGCGGTTCGCTCACAGGCCGAGGCGCAGACCTCCTCGTCATCGACGACCCAATCAAAGACCGGGAAGAGGCTGACTCCAAGTCGTTCCGCGACAAGCAGTGGGCCTGGTTCACACAGGTGGCGATGACCCGACTGATGCCGATGGGCAGGGTGGTCATCATCATGACGCGGTGGCACGAGGACGACCTGGTCGGCCGGCTCATCGACCCGACCAACCCGTGCTACAACGCCGAGGAAGCGGCCAACTGGAAGGTGCTGGCGTTGCCGGCCCTGGCAGGGGACGAGGACCCGATGGGTCGAAAGCCAGGGGAAGCCCTCT